ATTGAAGCCAGTTCTGCTGGCAATATCCAGATTCAACAACTGATTAACTGGGCCTTTATAGACCGTGTCGCCCAGCGCCTCTGTGATAAGCGCATCAATATCAACTGGCTCATCGTCGTCACCCATAGTCATACCAGCCAGCAAACTGAGCGCACCATACAACGGCAAGCCTTGAGCACCGGCAAACAAAAACGCCATACCGTAGATACCTAGTAATTGTTTCTGTGCTGTTCTCCGCACTTTTTCATCTGAATTACGAAATGCTTCATTAAACAATTTGCCGAGCATGTAAATCTGAGACTGTGCAAATCGTTTAAAAGTAAACATCACCCGTAAAAAATTACCTTGGAAGTAACGCGGACCAGCCTCAGATAACGACCCACCATGCGCACTCTTAACCAAGTCCATAGCGTCTTGTCGTGCTTTTTCTGGGGACGCCCCTTTCTTACGGGCCAGATTATATGCGGCAATCAGGGTGATTTCACGGTTAGCACGTTCTGAATTCTGAAACACCCAGCCCAATCCAGTCTCTATTTTACCTTTCAGACCAACATAATCTCCGGCGGTATGCTTACGCATATCAATAAGTTCATGGGCAGTGGAGCGACGGATAACTGCATGCCGCACTGCTTCGTCATAAAGCGCCTTTAATTCGGGCGATATGTTTTTGCCTTTAATAAACGTATGGTCTGGCAAGAAAGTGCTGTTATCATCTTTGCCGCCATTCAAATACATAGTGGTAGCTTGGCGCATGGCATCAAATGCTTCACCAAATCCGTACTTACCACCCAGCAAGCTATACACAACAATCGGTAACTGGGTTAAGTTGATAAGTGCGGATGAAACGTTGCCAGCAATATACATGTAGTAACTAAACGAACTAGCCCGAGCCGACCATTTGTTAACAGTCGGGTTCATCATGTACTGAGTTTGCTGCATGATATTTTTTACAACGTCATACGACTCCATCGTGGGATTCGCATTACCTTCAGCTTTGATGCTATTTACTGCATTATCAATATCTTTGGCATATTTTAAGTTGCCAATCTGGTTTGCCATGCGACTACCAACATTGGCGAATACTTCCACCGCGTCTTTTTCAAAGCCTTCAAAACCCTTACGTTTACGGTACATCTGACGCACAGACTCGGCGGGGAACAACGAAAGATACGAAGAATAGACTTGGTCAAGCACCGGACGAGGTACTTTTTCTTTAGTCATGGTATTTAGGATGTTCGAGATAAACCCGACCGGAGGTTGCCCAGTATGACTAACGATGTCTTCAAATCGTGCGTACGGCTTGATATTTTTAGCGCCTTCTTTAGTGGCGCGTTGCATTTCTAACTGACGTTCGCGTTCGTTGGTAAAGGCCATAACCACAGGTTCATTACTTGCGTCTTCGTAAGCCAACCAGAATTCACCTTGACGATACAAAGGCAAATAAACTTTTAGACGGCGAAGTTCAAATTGAGTGCGTAGTTTTGCAGCCGTACCGGGCGTTACGTCCTTAGTAATAAGATTTTCTAGTTCGTCTGCGTAGCTGTCATATTTTTTACGCATGTCCAAATAAACTTCCTGCACGTCTTTGGGCATCGAATAGAATTCTTTAACCAGCGGGTCAGATGCAGTAGCAGGATTTGGCTTCAACTCATACGTACGAGTACGCTGAACTTGTCCATTAGAATTAATGGTTTCTTTGACGGATACTGTCAGCGGTTCAATTTGGTCCAGCGTAGTATTGTTGAACACATTGAAGTATTTTTCTTTCTGCTGTGGGGTGTATTTCTTAAATACCTCGTGGTATTTTTTGATGCTGACTTCCAAAGCTCTACGACGGTCATCCACCTCAGATGCACGGAACGACAAGATGTCATCGAGCTTCTTAATAGACGGCATAATTTTGCCGTAGATTTCATTAAGTTGGTGCAGCGATAAGAACCCCAGCGCAGCCTCACGAAGATTGCGCGGCAACACCGACATCGTATTTAGCACATTGTTTGCTAACTTCTGCGTCATAGGCGGCAGATGGTCGTAGTTAGCGTTTACAACTTTATTAAATTCGTCCTTCAGCGTAGTGCGTTGTTGCTTAGGCGTGGTAGCCGTTACAATTTTTTGGCCGGTGGGGGTTTGTATTTGTAAGGCAGAATATTCTCCACCTTTGGTTATTAGCTGTTCAGAAATAGATTTAAGTTCTTTTTCATCGGCATTAAGAATATCTTCCCCAACCGACAAAATTTCAGCCAGCGCAGAATTTTGTTTAACAGGTATACCTAATAATTTACCGATAGCATCTACTAAAGCCTGCCAAATAGTTTTTGCTGTATTTTTATAGTTAACCGAGTTCAACCACTCTTGCATGTCCTTATCGGTCAATGCCCAAGTCAATACCTCATCAGCATTAGCTAAAGCATTATTACCACGACTATAAATGGCCTGTTCAAATTCTGTTAACGGCTTACCGCCAGATTTACTTTCCGTGACTCGCTTATTAAACGCGTCTATAGTGGCGTTCATTACGTCGTAAAGCCTAGAAACAGATTGGGCAATTTGCGTTCCTGCGGCTATTTTTTTATTGCCCAGCAATATGGCAGACATTGTTGCTGCATGCACAAGCTCATGTAGTGCAGTTTCATAAGAGACCCCTACTTTTCCAGTAACTGTGGGGCCATTTAACCAAATTTGAATTGTGGGTTTTTCACCATCTTTGCCATATTTATAATGGGCAATACCTCTAGCGCCTAATAAAGCTCTAGGTACAGAATCTCCAACCGCAACAATTTTAATAGGCGGTAGCACTAACCCAACGCTTTGCAGGCGCTGTAATGTATCAACTACTTTTTCAGCAACGATACGCAACGACGCATTTGGCGCATTAGCCGCAATCCATTTTGCTGCTTCTATAGGCGACTTATCACCAACCCCGGCGGCTACAGCATCGCTTTCTTCTTTTGACGGGTCACCATACTTAACATTTTTTTGTGTTTTTTCTTTTTTTGATTGTTTATTTTCTACTTGTTTAGCGGCTTTTTCTACTTTTGCAAAAGCTTCATCAGCGTTGTTTTTCAAACGTACTATTTTATTTAGCTCTGATATTGCTTTAGGGTTGTTTAATTCTGGAATCTGGTCATCAATTACTTGATTTAAAAGAGTATTTGCTTCTTCTGGCCTAAGAATTTTATAGTCAGGAAATTTATTATTCCATGCTTGTCTAGCTTCAGAAAGTTCTGTGTCTAATTTTTCCCAAGTATCCCCAGCTTCTATTCTTTCCATAGCCGACATGCGCGGTTCTTGAGTTACTACGGGTGTTTCAAACTCAGCGGCTTCGCGTTCGCCGATGTCTGTGGGTTCTGGTGTGGCTTCGCCGAATTGTTCGTATAGCTGGTTAGCTACTTTGAGGTCTGCATACCCGCCTTCTACTGCACCAGCCCAAATTTCTTTGCCGTCTTCATTGAGGTTGTACGGCACCATACCCATAGAGATTCTGTTCCAAGCTTCTTCTGGGTCTTCTACACTCGCACCTTCTTCTGACGGTTCTTCGACCGGCTGCTCTGCTACCGGCTCATTGTATTGGTTAAGTTCTTCTTGAATATCTTGGCGCACTGGAGGACGGCCACGACCAGCTTGTCTGGCTTTATCAGCGGCATGACGCTCAAGGTTAAGCATGTTGATGAGGTCGAGATACTGCATCTCTTTACTGCGCTTGGCTGCTTCGCCACCCGGTTTTTGAGCTTCGGTAGCGGGTGCAACTTTATCTAGTTCGCGGAAGTGCCGTACTTCTTCTGGAGAAAGTAAATCAGCATCCCACAGCGCATCAAACAAACCACGAGCTTTATCTAGAACTTCACCCTTATCAGACACCCCAGACTCAAGTTCTTGCTTAAGCTGATTTACAAGTACCGGGGCGTTTGTTTCAAGTTCTTCCTTCGACATGCCCTTAAAGTCACGTGCTACACGCGAGAATAATTGGCCTTGTTCCGGTGGGGTAGTTTCCAGAACTTCGGGTTTAGCTTCTGTAATTTCTTTTGGCGGCGTAATTTCTGCCGTAGGTTGAGTGAGACGTAACGGCAAGCGGTCTTCTAAACTCTGCAAACCAGCTACTGTGCTAGGGCTTAGGTTGGCGTTATCTTTGGCCGCGTCAATTACCGCACGAACTTCGTCTTCGTGCTCAATAAAATCTTTACCAATCAACGCTTTATACGGACCTGAGCCAGACGGCTTCAAACCAAGCCCCACAAGCATATCTTTGGTAATTTTAGTAGGAGCAATTGGCGCTTGCTTCTCAACTTCATCAGGCGTAGCTAACGGGGCTACTTCAAGTTTGCCTTTTGCTCGAACCAAGCGCGGCATCTGTACTTGGGTAGCTTGTTGCACAAGCTGAAATAACGGGGTGGACTCAATACCAACTCTGTTTGCGTAATCGAGCAGATTAATTTTTTGCGGGGCTAATTCGGCAAGGGCTTCTTTTTGTGCTTGGTCTGCGGCTTTGCCCTCGGCAATCTTGGCTTTCTCTAAATCTTTTAATTCTTGTTTGGCCGATTTAACCGCTTGTAACGCCATAGGCGTGGGTTTACCTGACATACTGTCAAACAATTCAAGCTGGCCTTCAATCTTGTTAGGCACTACTACATAATTTTCTGGCCTGATACCAAGCTGCGACTCTCTATAAGCTTTTTCATCTTTGTACTTAGTACGCGCAGTTACAGGCTCTTTAACTTCTTCTGCTGTTGGTTGTGCAGCGCTTGGGAACTCAAGCTGCGATGGAATCTTTGGCAGTTCTTCTGGTTTGAACAAGGACAGTTGTTCGCCTTGGCCTGTTGCACGGGCTAAATCTTTTTGAGCTTGGGCTTCTTGTTCTGCAACTGCACGGGCTTCTTCGGCTTGTTTTGCTTGGCGTTCGCGGCCACGCTCGCCCATTCTTTCACCAACAGCTTGCACACCACCAAACGGCGCACCAGAAACAGCACCACGAACAGCAGACTCGATATACCGATTGAAGTGGTCGCTATCCCAAATGTCTTGGTGGCTGTCTACAAACTTCTCAGCAGCAGCCGTAATGACTTCTTGAGCACCTTCAGTCAGACCTTCTTTTGCTGCGGTCTCTGGAATAATTGCTGTCGCTTTGCGCAACAGACTGGGCTTCATGCCAGAACGCTCTAAGATTTTTTCAGCGATTGAGAGCTTTTCAGTTTGGGTAAGCGACTTAGCTAATTGCGATGGCAGGACTGCATCAAGAGCCGCAACGGCACCGCCAAACAATAACGAAACACCGGGAGCTAATTCACCAGTCTGCTCATAAATACTTTGGAAAACATCAGGCGTATTGGTGGCATAAGACCCAAGGTAAATACCGGCTGCTTGGCCTGTAGCTTGAGCTTTTTCAATGGCTGGCGCAGCACGACGAAGAGCGGTTGCTTCTAATTCTGCAGCACGTTCTGCACTAACGCCGCCCGGTAATACTTTACTTACAGCCTCACGCCTAGCAATATTTTCTGCAATCTGCTCAGCACCTTTAACTGCACCGCGTTTGGCTAGTGCGCCACCAACACCGCCTGTACCAATAATGCCTAAAATGTCGGGCACAGTTTCGCCAAGAGCTTCTGCACCGAACCGCGCAAATCCACCAAGACCTTCTGCTTGCTTATACGAAGTAAATTGTGCGGGGTTCTCTCGCTGAAGTTCGGCTTCTTTTTGTGCGGCTTCTTCTAGCTGCTGTCTAGCGTATTCGTCGTTACCTATAGCACTACCAACCAAAGCCGGAATAGTGTCTGTAATGACAGACCCCATACGAGACAAACCACGGCTAACGCCTCTAGTAAAAGATTCGCCAATGCCGTACTCGGGTCTTGGAAGCTCAAACCCAAATTTTTGAGATAGCGCTTGTAGTTGGGTCTGAAATTGTTCTTGAGTAAGGTCGTCTCGGAACTTTACTGGACCAAGCTTAGGCAGATTAATAATCATTTGCTAACCTTATTACGATGGGGATGCCATTAAGCTCTCAGCAGATTGTATCATCCCAAGTTCGTTTAATTTGTCTTCTAACAATGGCCCAAGCTCGCTAGCTTCATACATCCGTAGTTCGCGTTGGTAGTCAGGATTAGCCGCGCCTTTGATTGAAGATTTCTCATACTTCTTATCAAGCTTGGCAATAAAGTCTTGGTACGCAGTAGAATTTTTAATTTTAGCAAGAAAGCCCGCTTTGACCTGCAATAGTCTTGTTGCATTTGACCTATCTAAAGCCGCAGTCTTTCTGTCATACATATCAATCATTGCTTGATTATGCGCCGCTGTCTGCTGTAATTGCGCGTACTGCAACCCGAGACCTTGCGCGTGTTGACTGGCTTGTAGATTAGCGCGGCCGGTTGCCCCACGCTCGCCTTGCTCTGCGCTAAACAATGAAGCATCAACCCCTTTAGCTGACGTAGCATTGTTATTTTCCATTTGGGTATAGCTTCTGTTTGCGGCTTGGTACTTATCAAGTGCTGAATTGTATTGTTGCAGGGCCGTAGCACTACCGGTCTGACGGAATCTGTTTTGGGCGTCTTCAAGAGTAAATCTAGCCGAGTTAAGTTTATCTTCCCGGTCTTGGAGTTTATCCATTGACGTGTTGTATTCGTTGAGTCCTTTAACCCCACCTTCTGCAATATTTTTAAGTGCATAAGGAGAACTACCAGCAGCGGCAGCAAATCCAGCTTGTGCTAAAGCAAGCCAACCGGCGGTTTGTTTTTGTTCTGAAAGTTTGCCTTCTTGCGATTTCAGCCGTTCTTCTTGATTTTTGTATACGTCTTCGCTGACTCCAAACGCCTTATTAAACTTTTTTTGCTGGTCAATAGCACTTTCTTCTGTAGGTTTTTCGCCCGTAAATTCTTCTCGTGTTTGCCCAATAGGCACAGGAGTTCTAAGTTCAGCAATTCTAGCCGAGGCTTCGGGAGTGTCGTACACACTAGTTAACGGCTTAAACCCAAATGACTTATCGGGCAAGCCGGGTAAGGTTGGCGTAGCTTGGGGTTTATCAGTGGTTGTATCAGATGTATCAGCAGGAGCGGGAGGATTTTGTGCGGCTGGCATTTGGGATTGCGCAATAATTTGAGCAATACCTTTGTCGAGGTTAGCTAATTCATTATTAAGGGGTTCACGTTCGCGCCATCCTTGTAAAGGGATTTTTGACCCATGCGGTCCCGGCATGCCTTCGTTTAAACGCGTAAAAATTTCACTACGTCGCTTTTGGTATTGTGCCAAAGCATCATCAAGTGACGTACCGCCTTCCACAAAATGTTTTACTGGGCCACCTTCATCAAACGCAACAATGCCACCACCAGCCATATTGTGTTCTTGGAACATGTGGTCGGGTACATGAAGTTCAGCTAACCCGCCGTGAGCGGCGTGCATTACAGGCTGTTGGGGCTGCATCTGTTGCTGCGGCATAGGGGGTTGAGTTGGTTGGACCTGCTGCGGCATTTGGCCCTGCATAGCCTGCTGGATGATAGCATCTTTTACCGTACCCTGCGGAGGCTGAGCTTGATTACCGCCTTCTTTCATTTCTTTTTGAAACTGCATCGCAGCCATAGCTAAGTACTGCGGAACCTCTGCGCTAGGATTTTGTGCGTACTTCAGCAATAAATCTTGTGGGGCAAACTTAAGGTGTTCGTAAAGTTGCATTTGGTTCATGGTTTACCCCATCAATTCTTTAAGTCGCACTGCAGCCAAGCCTTCAGAATATTTATTTCTTACCGCGCCACCACGGGCGAACCCCCCAAAAGCTTTAGCAAGGCCATAAGCCCCTGCACCTAGACCAGCAATCTGCGAACCAAGACTGGGTGGTTGTTGATACGTCATAGATGTTTGTCCGGGTTGCTGCGGTAGGCCACGGATAATGCCGCTATAGTTGTATAGCTGGTCCCACGGATACTGGCGTTGCGCAAGGAAGTCTTGATATTGCTGGTCTAGCTGCTGTTGAGTCAGTGCTTGGTTTTGTGCGGCAGTGGAAGTTTGTAACCCTAAACGAGCAATATCAGCATTTTGTTGGTTAAGGCCCAAGTTACCCAACAGTTGTGAACCGGCAAGCCCCTGCTGCATACCAGCAATACCAATCTGACTACCAAGTCCAGCGGCGTATTGTCTCGCTTGTTCCGCATTTTGTTGGGCTTGCAGGTTAGCTGCTTGGTTAAGCTGCTGTGCCGTTAGATTCTGTGTAGCACCAAGATTCTGCACACCCAAGGCTGCTTGTAGGTTTTGCTGGTTTGTAGTCAAACCCGTTTGCTGGTTAGCAAGTGCTGCCTGTAATGCTTGTTGTGATGAATACCCTTGAGTCTGCAATTGAGAAGCAAGATTCTGCACATTAGCCTGCTGCTCGTTACTGAGATTAGCCAAAGCCATCTGCAAGCCGGTCTGTGTGCCAAGTTGTTGTGTTTGCAGATTAGCGGCAAGGTTCTGTTGGTTTGTAGTCAAACCCGTTTGCTGGTTAGCAAGTGCCGCCTGTAATGCTTGTTGTGATGAATACCCTTGAGTCTGCAGTTGAGACGCAAGATTCTGTACGTTTGCTTGTTGTTGATTGCTAAGATTAGCCAAACGGTTTTGCAAGTTGGACGTAGTACCTAGGCTCTGCACACCAAGAAGCGCATTAAGGTTTGCTTGGCCCGCAGTAAGCCCAGCTTGTTGGTTAGCTAACCCAGCTTGAAGCCCCGATTGCACATTAAGTTGTTGTGCTGCCATACGACGTGCTTGGTCACGCTCAAACTGGGACTGGGCATTTTCATACGCAGACTGCTGGCCCTTGGCGTAAATATCGCCAATCTGTTGTTGTGTGTTACGGTCAGCTTCTGCTTGAAGAAGGGCTTGTCTGCCGCCTCCAAACGTGCCTCGCCCAATAGACGCCATAGCACCTTGGTTCTTTTCAATATCAGCGCGACGTTGAACTTCACGAGCTGCAATATCCGAAACTTGCTGTTGAAACGGCGACATATACTTCGACGCATCTGCTCCGCCAAATTCACTAGACGCGGCCCGTTCAGCAGCGACCTGCTGGGGGCTTTGCATCTGGTACTTCTCAAGCTGCGCCATGTAGTTAGTATTGTCTTGCGCCCCCTGCATAGAATAGTTTTGCAGTTGTTGGGCTTGAACATCTTCAGGCCGCTGCATTTGATAATTTTGCAGGTTGGGGTTATACGAACCCTGCGCTCCACGCATGGAAAAATTCTGAAGCTGTTGGGCTTGAACATCACCCGGTTGATTCATTTGGAAATACTGAAGCTCAGGCGACTGTACTTGGTCGGCCCTAAACTGCCCCGGTTGGTATCCAAAAGCTTGATTTAAGCCAGCTAGCCCCGCAGCATACCCCATCCCCATGCCAGCCTGAGCGCCTTGGGTTGCTTGAGCAAACTGCCCCGGAGTCTGCATGTTTGCAATTTGATTCTGCAGATTTCTTTGCTGGTCAGTAAAGCCAGCAATGCGTTGGCCGGAATATGGAACGTAATCTTGATTAGACGCAGCCTGCGCGCGTTCAGCTACGTCTTTAACGTAGGGTTCAAGATACTTGGGGATATTAGTTTGTGTTACGGTCTGGCTACTAGGAGCAGACCCGCCTTTTTTACCCATTTTTATTCCTCCGGCTGCGCTACTGGCAACTCAAACGTCACATGATTTTGTTTAATCCCATCTCTTTTAAATATTTTAAGCCACCCTGCACGCCCAGTCACTTCTATTCCTTCACAATCAGTATCTCGGGCAAAGCATTGCAGCGTATGCAGCATCGGTTCTTTCCACTTGTTTAGTTTGATGCCACCAGCAAAGTGCATGGCTAACATCTTTTTCCTAGGGTAGTGAAGAAACTCAGTAACTACTGCGCCGTACACTGTATCTAAATCTTCGTACGCAACCCACAGCAAGTGGTTATAGTCCGTAATACAAGTTTTAATATCGTCTACAGTAAACCGTCCGTAAGTGTATTTAGCTGCCCCATCAATATAACCCTCTACTTTGGGCCAACAAAAATTCAAATGCTCAAGCGGGACATACGAGATTTTCACTTTTGTCCTTTATGCCGGAAGAAACTTATGCGGGTTGATTTGGCGACCTTGTTTGGTGTTCCCCGTGCGGGCTTTGCGGACCTTGTCCATCATTGCGTAAAGACGCTGGGCACCAGCCTTAGTAGAACCATTACCAAGATGCGACACCACATCGGCGGGCACCACAAATTCACCATCAGCTAAACGGGCCGGTTGTCTACCAGCAATAGTTGCAGGAATAGAGTCGCTCATACCATCGCCCGGACCATCAAGATACCCACCATGTGCATAGGCCATAGGCGACGGCTGTTGTGCAATTTGGAATGGCTGCGGGTCAGGATTTTGCATTTTGAACGACGCAAGGCCATAACCATCACGGCTGAGGTTGGTAGCAGCGCCGGGGTTATCCGGATTGTATGTATCTACTTGCCCACCAGCAGCATATTCACCGGCAGCTAAAATACGTGGATTCTTAAAGTACATATACTCAGAAGAATCATTGGGGTCACGGTTAGTCGGAAAACTAACATCCCGCACTAACTTGTACGGACCTTTGTAATCTGACTTTTCTTCTTTTTGCTTCGGGAACCCAGTCGGCCCTTTAGCGCCAAGCAACGGCAACGCCACGCTTGCAGTAGTCCCCGGATTATTTTTAATGAATTTCCAAGGGTCATCCATGATGTTTTTGACACCTTGACTAAACGACGGCTTGGTTTGGCTAACCCCCCATTGAGCTTCTATTGGACTATTAGCAGTCGCGGTTTTGGGTAAAGCTATATCACCTAGTTGGTCGCCAAAAGGAACAGGCGCAGGTGGGGTTGGGCCAACGGGCACTTTAGTAGCATTCCAAAATTCTGAGGAGCCGGGTATTGCCGAACTTGCGCTTGTTGCTGTAGCTGCTTCCGGAACAATTGCCGACTCTGCTACTTTTTCAGCCGAAGACATAACGCCTTCAGGAACGGCGGATAAACCTTTAGTAACCCCTGCATTTGCAACGCTGCTTCCAAAATTAGCGCCACTATACCCACCTAGTCCCGCCATTAAACCTTTAAGCGGGTCACCTGTTAACGCCCAGCCAAGCGCACCGGTAGCAAGACCCGCGCCTAACGCACCCATACCAAATAAACCCTCAGACCCAACAAGACCCGCAGGGCCAAGGGCAGCGCCTAAAGCAATAGGCGCTACAATTCCAAGAATGTCTCCAAGAAAGCCAGCTTCAGGTAGGCCGGTATGCGGGTTAATAGTTAGTGAGCCACCATGCGCCATAGCCAAAGACTGAAGGCCAGCAACCTCGCGGGGTTGCATGTGAACAAGCATGGTATCGCCGCCGCGTCCAAGACCGGCAAGGCCACTAGCTACAGGTTGCATTTGGTAGTTTTGGTTCATGGCCGTATTATCCAGTATTAGGTTGGCTTTTGCTAGTACTTATGGTACCGCCGATACAAAAGAAAGGGACGCAGCTATAGACGGTGTGGTTGGTCTGGTTGGGGATGTTCCAGCAGCGTAATACTGAAGAGTTACTTGGGTGCTATCAGTAGACCACCAAAGCTCAATATAATCGTTTGCGGCTAATTGTATAAGTTGGTTCCATCCGGCAACCGTATGGCCCGGAACGCCGCCGTGACTATTTGGAATTGATACTAGACCAGTAGACCCCGCAACATCAACACCATTTAATCTTGTCCAGATACTAACGTCGTGTAGTGAATTATCTGTATTTTCAAATTGAGCAGAGAACTGCAGGTTATACAGCCCCGGATAAGTCACAGTCATTTTTGAATTGGCAGTCAGTGTAAGCGTGGTGCTTGAAACGGTTTGAGAATTGTTGACTGTGTATGTACCAATTCCACCTGTGCCTGTGCCTAAAGCGGTAATGCGCGTATTCGCAGATACACCACTTCCAGTTATTGTCATGCCTACATAAATAGTTCCAGAAGCAACAGCAGTTACAGTTAAAGTTGTACTACTAATAGAACCCGTAACCGTAGCTATTGTTTGGTTAATATCTATAGAATTAGCGTAATCAACTTGTTCAAGAATCATAACCGTAGCGGTATTGGCCACGTTTGTCTGCGTTAATGCACTTTGCCACGCGCCGTATGGGTTAATTAGTTGGTCGCCACGGCCTTTGAAATAGCCTGTTGTGCCGTTAGCCTGCTGTGCTAAAAAATAATCCGCCTGCAGCGGAGTTGTTGAGTCTAGGCGTTGAAAATAAAGCGCCAACGCTCTCATGTACTGATTTTGCTGTACTTGGTTGTATTTAGTTTCTGGCAAGGGGAGAGCTGGCGCTCTAAATAAAAGCATCGCCATTGTTAAAAACTCCCACCGCGAGAGCCATCTTCACGAGCATCAATACGCGGCATACCCAACTGCCACTGAGTGCCAAGAGTATTTGACTCAATTCTAAAGTTCATCTGACGGCCGCGCGCCCGTATAAACACTTGGTTGGTGTATTGGTCAAACACGGCCGTTGTTGTTACTACGTTTTGAGAAGTAGTTTGGCCTTCTTGGTTTGTGGTAGAACTAGCCGCACCGGGGAAGTTACGTACCCCAACAGTTATATACGCAGTAGCAGTGCCACCTGCGGTAGAGTTGGTAAAATTAATGTCCGGAATAACCCGGCGCAGCAACATAAATTTGTCACCATCACCAACGTCAAAATCGGCTGATTGGATATAGGCATCTATCGGCAACGGGCTTGCGCCTTGTGGTTGCCCATCGTTAATACCATCTTCATGCTGATATAGCCATCCACCCCCAGCGGCGATTGGGTTAACTACGTATCCAGCATCAGTCCATGCAGTTCTATTCAACGTACCAAAATACCAAATCTGTTCTAAATAGTTATAGATAACATATCTATTAATTTCGCTAGAGTCTGCACTAGCATAAAACCAAATTACTTCGTTGTACTCAGCGTTGCCACCGGCGAAGAAAATAGACGATAGGCCTTGGTTGATATTTTGGAAAATGTATTGCCGCAAGGTACAAGGCAATGTATCTACGCGACCAGTATAAATATAGAACCGGTCCACACCCATCCAATATGCAGCGTTATTAACAACAGTTACTGCGCCCGGACCCATAATGCTGATATTGTTATCTAGCTCTTGAAGCGCAAATACTTCGCTGGTACCAGTAAACTGCAGGGAATTAAGCGAAAAGTCTGTGAAAATAAGAATTTCTTGTCTGGACCTAACACCACATAAAATCCGTGTACCAGCTTGAACCCGCAAAAAACCAGCGTTGTTTGTGGTTGTGGGGTTCCAAATCCAAGGTTGCGGACCATTATCTGGGTCTACGTTAGACCAACGAATTAATAGCGAGTCATAAGTTCCAGTTAGATATTGGGTGCAACTTAAAGCAAGCAAATGTCCACTAGGAGCGAAAAGAATTTGTCCGGTTTGTCGGGGAATAGCGGCCTTTTCAGATACACTAAGCCCCGGATAATCAATCATGTTAATTGCGCGACTAAGATATGAGCTGTCATACGCCCAATAAAACAAATTAGGATTTGTGCCAGAACCATATAGCTCTGCACCAGTAGCATCGCGCACAACAAAATACAATACGTTTAACTGTTGGTCTTCAGAAATAAGTCTGGCTGGTGAGTAGACTACAGGTCCACTAGAACCCCAAGTGCCCCGACCCCAAGTGCCAGTGCCCCAGTAAAGGCCAGCAGTAACGGTATCGTTACCGGGGTAAATATAAGCATAATAAGTAATTCCTGTGCCACCGCCAGTAGTAGATGCTGATGTACAGGCAGTTGCAACTTGGATGGTAAACGTATTAGCAGTTGGCGTGCTTAATACTTGAAACCCAGTATTTAAATCCCCAGACGGTATACCGGCAAAACCTACAGCGCCTACAAAACCAATATAATCTCCAACAGCCAGACTATGCCCAGTTATAGTTACGGTTACTATTTTTGAACCAAGTGTTCCAGTGGTAAAACAGTTATCTGTTGACGGCGATGTTGAATGCGTATAAGTGACACGGGCAGGGGTAATGTCATATAGAGTAGTACCCTGCTGTATATAAACCTTTTTGCTAGTACCAACGGCGGTTAGTGGGGTTGAATTATCTACAACATACGGCAGCAGGGCGCGGCACGCCCCAAGATACGATGTGTAGTTACTTACCGTCCAACCACCAATTTTTTCTGGAAACCCCGAACGAAACCTAATTTTGTCGCAGTCATACCAACCACCTTCAGATGAGTAGTCTGTTTGGTCTCGGTTGATACCCGGTTTAAAAATAAGTTTCTGTAGTGGCATTATTTAACCTCTTTACCGGTGCATAAATCAGCTAGCGTCAACCCACCAGTGTATTGGAAGTGGGCTAATTCTTTAAACCGGGTCCACTCCCCAGCCCATTCTAACCCAGCTAACTTGCCATAGTTACCAATTTTTACCCAGATAGGATGTGTGCCGTCCCAATCAGGTTTGCCGTTTACAAGCGGTACAACATCTATAGCGCAGCGGTAGTTATGAAAAGACTGTCCGCCTTTGGCGTTAGTAACAACCCTGCCCGGTTCGGTTCTACCCTGAGCGTACAGCGCGTTTTGGCTTTCATGGTCCCGATACGTTGATGTAATAAGAAGCTCGATGCCATCACCCTTACAGAGCGCAACAAACTTCTTAACTTTCTCCTTAACTACAGGAAGTAGGTCATCGATGTTTCTGGACGCAATCATTTAGCTTTCCGCGAGTAGAACAACGTACGGTCACCAAACAGGTAGAACCCTATGGCGGCGGCAAAGTTATCAACGGCGGGGTTAGAAATACTAGACATGGTCATATACGCCCAAGTACCAAGCACAAGAATTGCTACAGACGGACGCATTAAACGTACTACCGCCTCAACCCACGGATAAGATGGATTGGCACCGCCAGCGTCATTCATCGCCTTAAACATCTCAAGGTCGATTTCCTTCATCTTGGCGTACTGCTCAATCGTTGCGGGTTTAAACTGGTCTGGCGCAATGAACTTACTAATCAGCGACTTACCAAGGTCTACAGCAAGCGGTCCAAGTGCAGCAAGAATAGTTACTGGGTCCATATTTAAATTACCTCAGCGGGCTGTGGAATGGGCAGAATTTCCGTGCCGTTGTAGTAAAACTGGTCAGCAACTACGTTATCTGCACAATCCATCCAAAACAGCGGATTGGCTACCGGAAAGGTTTTATCGTCAGGTTCAACTTGCGCAACACGCTCACCGACAGAACCATCAGACAAATAGACTTTTTCATTGGGAGAAATTAGTGCTTTCATAATTAATACTCAATAATAATTAAACCAACAGCTCCAGCGCCGCCTGCTTTTGCACTACCAAGGCCTCCGGTAGCACCGCCGCCACCGCCGCCATAGTTATTACCGGCCACACCTGTGGTTCCTGAAAAATAAACCGGCGATGACAAAATATTTGTCCCCGCGAATCCGCCTGTGCCTCCAGATTGTCCAGCAGAACCCGTGAAATTAAGGTCTCCACCAGAACCAGCGCCAGATGTGCCTCCGGTTCCTGTGCCGCCACTAGCGCCACTTCCACCTCCACCACCTGTTGATGAAACAGTAGAAATCGTGTTGTTGGTTCCAGATGCCACAGAGCTTGTGCCGCCAGAACCACCCGCGTTATTACCAGCAGCTCCTGCGGTTCCGCCTGCGCCTACTGTGATTGAAAGTGTCCCGCTTACTAACCCAGTTATAACTTTAATAGCCACGCCGCTACCGCCACCGTTGCCAGAATATGTAGAACCAGCAGCAGCCGCTCCACCTCCACCACCACCACCACCAACAACAGTTACTTTGACCTTTGTAGTGTTAGAAGGAACGGTGAATGTAAAAGTACCCGTTCCGGTATTTGACATGGCAGAGCCGGAACTATTTGTCACTGTTGTTGGATAAACAGCAGTAGACATATTGCTAAACCCAGTAATTGCGGGGGCAGATGATGCCCATGTTGTGCCGTCGCTTGTTAATACGTTTCCGGCAGTGCTTGGGGCTACAACTTGAACAGCAGAAGTGCCATTGCCAAGTAGCACATTGTTTGCAGTTAAAGATGATGCACCAGTACCGCCGTTGGCCACAGGCAACGTACCAACCACACCCGTAGAAAGCGGCAAACCATCACAGTTTGAAAGAGTGCCCGATGTTGGTGTACCAAGAACTGGAGTTACTAGAGTTGGGCTATTAGATAAAACCAAGCTGCCCGTACCCGTATTGGTTGTTGTTCCGGTTCCGCCGTTAAGTACTGGAAGAGTACCGGTAACGTGAGTGGTCAATCCAACTTTACCCCACGTTGGGGCTTGATTCACACCACCAGAAATAAGTGCATTACCTGCCGCCACATCTGCTAATGAAGAAAGAGTAGTAGCACCAGAAGCATAAAGAATGTCGCCTATGTTATAGCTTGATTGCCCAGTGCCGCCGTTGCCTGCCGGTAGCGTTCCGGTAACATGAGTAGTCAAACCAATCTTGCCCCATGAAGGAGCCACACCAACGCCGCCTGAAATAAGCGCATTACCGGTGGCAACATCGGCGAGTTTAGACAGCGCTGTAGACCCAGAAGCGTAAATAATATCGCCAACCGTATAGGAAGACTGGCCAGTACCGCCATTAGCTGCGTTCAAAGTACCAGACAGAGTAATAGCGCCCGGGGTGGCGGAAGATGGAGTAAATCCAGTTGTGCCAGCGCTAAACGATGTAACACCCGCTGCGGCGGTGGCGCTTGTGTATAAGTTATAAGATGAGTACCATTGCAACGTAGTGGAGGCATTAAACTCCATCACTCCGTTAACAGCAATTTGAATTGAGGTATTAATAGCAAGCGCGTCAATAAACCCGCTCGATGCCGGATATACGTTAACTGCGTTAGCGCCTTTGTTAACAATAACAATTCGACGGCCAGTAGTGGCTGTGGGTAGCGTTACACCAGACGGATTTGAAGCAGCAGTTGTAATGACATTGTAGTCATTAGTTAAAGCGCCTTGGCCTTGGGCATTGGTGCCAGCGGTTACGGTTGCGGCAGTACTAAAAGTTTCGCCAGACAGAGACGGCGTGGTTAAGCTAGGTGAAGTTGCCAATGCAACTACGGTGCCGCTACCAGTAGTGCTATAAGACGTGCCCCAAGCCGAACCTGTTGAGTTGGCAATACCGGCGCCGGGGTATACTTGGGATGCCACCGAACCCCAAGATGTGTTGGTACCATCAGTAGTTAAATACTTACCACTGTTAGATGTTTGAGATGGGACAAGGTTATTAAACGCCGCGTTTGCAGTAGTTGCGTTAGTACCACCATTGCCAATACCTAAAGTACCGGCGAGAACAATATTACCAGTAGATGCCGTATTTGGAGTTAAGCCAGTTGAACCAGCACTAAAAGAATTAACTGCGCCAGTAGACGACGGAGTCATTAAGTTATATGACGAATACCACTGCGTTGCGCTGGAGGCATTAAAAATCATTACCCCGTTTACAATAATTTGAATCGAGGTATTAATTGCATTACCGTCGATATACGCGCTAGTGGCGGGGTATACATTGATTGGGTTTGCGCCCTTATTAACCACAACCACACGACGACCAGTAGTTGCAGCGGGTAGAGTTACACCAGACGGGTTTGCGGCGGCGGTTGTGATGACGTTATAGTCACTTGTCAAAGCGCCTTGACCTTGAGCATTGGTGCCAGCAGTTACAGATGCAGAAGTGCTAAATGTTTCTGCCGACAAAGATGGCGACGTAAGCGTGGGAGCCGCAGATAAAACAACACTACCCGTACCAGTGCTGGTTGTTACCCCAGTGCCGCCAGATGTTACTGGAAGCGCAGAGCCTAAAGTAAGTGCAGGAATGTAGTCTTGCCCCGGAATAACGTCTGTGCCGTTAGCATATAAAATAACAGTGCTACCGTTTGGTACTACAGTACCAGTTGATGACGCATACTTAACAGTTAATGAATATCCGCCGCTAATACTATTTTTAATAATGTACAGTTTTTGGATTGAAGTAGACGGAATGATTACCGTAGATGCCGCACCGGGCGAACCAGAAAAACTAAGAAATAACGACCGAAAATCTTGGTTAGCCGTGGTGTTTGTATAGGCAAGAGTAGTTGACGTGGTCGTCAACGTTACAGCGGAAAAGCCACCAATAGCTTGCTCAATACCCCGCGTAGTGCTGGTTGTGTCCCCCAAATTATTGTTTGTGGTGGTGCCCCAGTTTCCAGTGCTGCCGGTTTCGCCTACGGCTATTAACTCTAATTTTAGTGTTGAATATGAACTTGCCATTATTGCTCCTTAAGCAACAAAGTTGCCTGAATTGGTTGCTACTTTTCTGACGGTATACCAGCTACCAGCCTGTGGGGTTGCAGTGCCCGCGCTTTGTGTAAGGTTAAACCGTAGGTTGGCGGCGGCGTTGGTAGTAACAAAAACCCTAAACTTTGCAACGTGATATACAGCAGTGGTCAATGAGGCAGTTGCACCAAATGCCATGTTTGCTACCGCGTTTGCGGTTACTTCAGCGACAACCATTGCGCCCGTGATAATGCTAGTTGTGAAACCCGTAACCGGCGTATATTCCAAAGTTGCATGGGCTACCGTAGGCGCAGAAGAAAACAAAGCAGCCCAAGTTGCCGTACCTGCCGTGGTTTTTAAGAAGTAGCAGTAGGCTTCAATAGAGTAGGTTGTAGTAGCGGCAAGTTGAATTGCGCTGTTGGCCCCGAAGAAGTTACCAAGCGCCGCACCAAACGCAGAACCGTTAGAAGACAGAACAAACTGCTGCGTAGAGGGGATAATGCCGCGCAGTTCCGTGGTACCAGTTGTGGGCGTGACGTAATAGTTCGTGCCGTCATACTCAATGGTGCCAGCGACTGGGCTTGTAAGGTTAGTGCCAGAGGTCATTGCTACCGGTGCCAGAGACGCAGTACCAGCCGACAGGGTAATGTTTGACATTGTTGGGGACGTACCAAATACCAACAATCCACTACCTGTTTCATCGGTCATTGCCGACGCAAAGTTGGCGCTTGATGGGGTGGCTAAAAATGTTGCTACGTTTGTACCAAGCCCCGACACGCCGGTAGATATTGGCAGACCAGTACAAGAAGTTAGCGTTCCAGACGACGGTGTGCCTAATGCCCCACCATTAACTACAAAAGCCCCGGCAGAACCAGTATTGACCCCCAGTGCCGTAACAACGCCGGTGCCGGTTGTCGTAGATGTGATAGCCGTTGCAGAGCCACCACCAATTAGCAAAGCACTTGCGGCCAAAGTGCCAGATTGGGTTACTGTACCCCCAGTCGTATTGACGTTGTTACCAAGCGCTGTTGCAACCCCGGTACCAAGACCAGACACGCCGGTAGATATTGGCAGGCCAGTACAGTTAGTTAAAGTTGTTGTGCTTGCGGGAGTACCAAGGGCGACAGAATTACCACTTGCGTCTAGATAAATAGCTTTACCGGCCGGATATACAACAAACACATCTTTTGTACCAGCGCTAAACGTAACTAAAGAGCCTGAGTTAGAAGATGCAAGCACCGTATCGCGTGATAGCGTAGTACCAGAAGACGTATAAGTTCCAATACCTACTTCCCATTCAGTAGTGCCCGGGTTAGATATTGTGTAGTACGTAGTATTACCGTTACCGATAGCAGAAAAAGACTGGTAGCCGGTAGACGCACCGGCAAGAGTTACGGTACCTGTACCGGTTGTGGTAGTTGTTTCTTTAACTCTGTCTTTAACTACGAGTGCCATAATTGTTCCTTAAGCATTTGTTGGGATTATATTCCATACTTGCGTTTGTGACGAGTCTATGTTTTGCCAAGCTGGCGCCGGAGTAGCTTGTGTGTAACCTGTACTAGAGAATGAATCACCAGAAAAAGCTAGGCCAGAAAAGGTTGCGGCGTTAGAATAAACATAATTGGCGTCGTTTATTAATGTCCACGTAACTGTTTGTGACGAATTTATGGTGGACCATGTAGCACTACTACTAGAACTATTGATTAGCTGCCACGTGACAGTTTGGCTGTCGTCAATAAGCTCCCAAAGAAACCTACTTAATACAGCATCAAACGCCCTGCTAGACTCATATATAACGGAGCTAAACACCGCCGCTGCTACAACACTATCTATAGCACTACTGGATTCTAAAATTGACCCGGGAAGAATCCGCAAAGACGAAATAGTGTCTGCGCCCGAAGCAGCTTCAGCCACTGAGCGTGAAGATTCTATAATAGAAGAAGTTGCATCAACACCTGAGGCTGTTTCATACGCGGCACTGTTATACGCAAAAAGTGCAGATGTAGCGTCAACGCCAGAAGCCGTTTCGGTGGATGTAGAATTAACTACAAACGAACTAGAAGTCGCGTCAACGCCTGAAGCTGTTTCGGTAATAGACCCCGGAAGAATTCTTAGGGATGAGGTCGCGTCAACGCCTGAAGCTGTTTCGGTAACTGTGCTTGGTAATGTTTTGGTGGACGAGGTGGCATCAACACCTGAAGCTGTTTCAGCAGCCGTAGAATTAACTACGAATGAACTTGAAGTTGTATCAACACCAGAAGCTGTTTCTGCAGATGTAGAATTAACTACAAATGAACTAGAAGTTGCGTCAACACCCGAAGCTGTTTCTGCAATAGACCCCGGCAAAAGGCGTAAAGATGATGTTGCATCTACACCGGATGATGCTTCAGCAATAGAGCTTGATATAGTATTTGTTGCAGATGTTACATCTATACCTGAAGCTGTTTCGGCGGATGTAGATTTAACTACAAATGAACTTGAAGTTGCATCAACACCAGAAGCTGTTTCTGCAGATGTAGAATTAACTACAAATGAACTAGAAGTTGCATCAACACCTGAAGCTGTTTCGGCAGATGTGGAAACAAAGCTTGTTAGCGCAGAAACGCTATCAACGCCAGAAGCAGCTTCTAATATAGTTCGTACGTATACAATACCTACGGACGAAAACGGTGTTTCTGAAAAGGAGTAGCCGCTAAACATTTAACGACTCTCCCGTCTTTTATTCAACAGTCAGTTGGTCTTCCGCAAACCAGCGAGATTGTTCTGCGCCTTCAAGGTCAGTCCAAGTGATTTGGTAGAAGAAATTACCGTCTTCGTCCATACGCAAGGCTTCAACCGGGCCGCTAGGAATAACGGCCTTAACAGTAACAACTTCGCCCTTTTTAAATTTAGTAGCCATTTGTTACTCCTTAGGTGGCGGTTAAGCTAAATTGATATGTAACGTTCAGCGTGTCACCACTAACTACCGCGCGGTCGCCCGGAGATTGGAAGTCAGATGCTGAAAACAACGTGCCGGTGGAACCGCCTTTGGTGCTGTTGTTAACAAGGAATGCTCCACCAATAGTAGTTGTACCGTTGATGTTAAACACGGCCACAGAAGCGCTGTTGCTGATAACAGACGGGTTTGCAGTAGTTGCGGTACCAAACACCGCTTGAGGGCGGGTGGCGTTGCTATACGTGGTGTTCTCGGTCCAACCAGCATGGGACGCCATCGTGTCACTAGCAGCCGGGTTATTAGTGGCTGCAGCACCGTATAAGCCAACATACCAAAGTGCAGTATATGCAGAACCCTTGAAGTACTGAGTGTTCATGTCTTGAAGGCCGACGTTAACAACAAGATTGTCATTGTCTTCACGCCACTTCAGATTACCGTCTTTGTCAAAACACTCGACAATAAAACGACCCTTGGCTGACATATTTTCACCGGCCACTTTGTTCATTTGAATACCAGCATTGACAATATCTACGCTGGCAGCATTTTCGTTTTGCATAACTACTCCTTAAGAGATACGAATGATTGCCGACGTATTTGTAGCGGCTGGGAACTGCACAGTAAATGTGGTTTTTGAAGTTTTATTTGAGCCAAAATCAAGCACAAACAAAGCTGCGCCACCCACTTTGTACACCAATGCACCACGCGCAGTAATAGCGCCGGTCCATACAGGGTTCGTAAAAGATAGATATGAAATCCCATCAAGAATTCCTACAGATGGGGTGATGGCCTGACCACCTGCGGTATACCCAGTTGCAACAACTTCATTGCTTGAAGTATAAGCTGCAGTAGCATCATTAAGTGTGGCGTTTTCGGTGTACAAAGCAATTTTGTATACATCAGCAGTGGGCGGAGCCAAGTCGAAGCTACCGGCTAACAACCCAGATTTAAACGAATCGCAAGTATAATTTCCGCTAAAAGCCATTACACCACCTTCTGCTTATATTGGCCATCACGGTAAGCATCACCACGGTCCATACCATCACCCAGACGTTTAGCCATAGCAAGGGCTTCATCATACCGTTTTTGGTATTGAGCCAGCACGTCCTGTTCACCCTTCATGTAGGTGTACGCTTCCAACAAAGAGCCATAAAGAAGTACGGCGTCAAAGTTATCACCAAGCCACGTCGTGCCTGCAGTAACAATCGAATCTGGGTAGTAATAGTAATGAAGCTCAACGGTATATTGCGTATCTGGTGTGGGGCCAAGAATAAACGAAGTTTCAGTAGTAATTGTGGGGGTTGCCGCGTTTGTTGTAGTTGGCCCAAACAAAGAATAGTATTGTGGTAAACCGGTATCAGTTGGAATCGGATAGGCTTCACGAATAAAGTTCACATCTTTATTCAATAGATACGAATAAGCTCCGGTGCCGTCAACAACTGCAATTGAATACACTGCGAGAAAATCCGTTGGTGCTGAAAGATACTTGTTATTAATTTGGGTGATACCTGTTACGTTCTTTCGAAGCGCCGGAAATTGAATTGTGTTGTAAACACGTAGCTCAGCTTGCTCAATAAACGTATTTACTTCAGGTGAACCCGTAGAGTCATTACCGAATTGGTTTTCGGTATACGCGTTAATCTGAGAAACAAGCTGCGTATAGTTCATATTTACGCCATCGGGCCACGGGCCTTGGTGCCCTTAGTAGCAGCGCCGCAACCACGGATTTCAATGCCATCGTCCTTGGCCTTGGGGTCATATCCATTGCGGTTAATGCTGCCAACCGACATGTTTATTTCTTTAGCCTTAGTATCTTGAGCCTTATAGCCGTTATCAATCTCGACTGCACCGCCGGTCATGGTGTGCGGCTTTGCATATGCTTCTGCGGGTTTGTTATTGATAGCCATATTAGCGCCCCCGGCCCGACGAGCGTTGGTTCAAAACACGTGCCATATTGCGACCATGCTTTTTCATGTCAGATGATGTAACGCCGCCCTTCTTGAGCTTTAGCGCAGTGCCCTTACCGCCTTTGTGTTCTTGCGCATCATGCTGCTTAAAAGCCTTCTTGATAAGGGCCTTGTCTTGCTTCAGGTCATCTTTTTCCATCATATACTCCTTAAGTAGTTACTACTGTTACGGTACCCAGTGTAATTTGAAGCGCTAAGTTGTTAGGAGTTAAAAAGTCATCATTTGCTCTTGAACCACCAACGGGCGCCCAGCCCCACTGAATCTGTCTGCTGCCAAGGTATCCGTCAACATCATTGTAGTAGCTAGTATCGGGCCTCGGATTTCGTACTGCTTGCGGGTCGTTGACCGGGTATAAACCTAAAGATAGCTGCGGTTGGTCAGGTTCCCAGCAAGTAGGGCACACCAGAATATTAATGTTTTTGGTCTTAATAACCAAGCGTTTTAGCTGTTTAAGCTTGTATCGAAACCCACATCGGTCACACTCCGCAATTGAAAACTTGCCGGATGAAAACTTAGAGGACATTACCAGCCCCCGCCACCAACATACCCAACACGCGGGGCTAAACGTAGAGAAGCTTTTTCCCGGTCTTCATCAGCAGCTAATTGAAACTGTTCTTCATAAACGGCTTTGAGCATCTCGATACGCTGTGCGGCTTCCGGAATCTTCATAGCCAAGTAATACGCAAGGCCCGCAACCATGCAGGGCAGGAAACGGAACGGGATGTCTTGTGTTGCAGTACCGCCGGTACCGGCGTCTTGGATACGGCGCAAGCGCCAGTAAATGAACGTATAAGTATTATCTACGTTAGCAGTTGGCCAGACGTTGATTTTGGGGGCGTTAACGCCCGTAGTTGGATATGTAGCACCGGATTGGCGGTTTATCCAAACCTGAATCGGTCGGCCTTGGGCATTCTTGTTCGGGATTGTTGAATAGGTTGACTCGGAGATTCTAGTGATGTTGATGTCGGTTTGGTTTTGTCCAGTGCCGGTCCTAACAACGTGGTCAAGCAAGTCAATAGTATCAACAGGCAGGTCGTATACAATGGTTCCTTGAGTGAGTGGAATGCTACCCTGTTCAATAGTCCAAAGATTAATTCCGCGATTAGCCCACTCAATAGTAAGCAAATTAAGACTACGGCGAGCAGTTCGCAAATCATAACCAGTTCTTAACTCCGAACCGCAACGCTCAAAGGCTTCTTCAACAAGCTCATTGAGGTTTAGATTAAATGTGCTAGTGCCAGATGTAGTCATTATTCATTAATCGCGGGAAACCTGTTCGCGCCCCCGTAGCCGCCTAAACCACCCAACCCAAGACCCGCCAAACCACTCATATTCGGCATTTGTTGTTGCGGCTGGAACTGCGGCTGCATAGCATATCTATTCATAGCCATCTGTTGCATGTAACCGCCCATACCCTGCGGCAGTTGTTGCGGACCACCTTTACCACCCATGCTCGGCATTTGTTGTTGCGCTTGGAAATCTTGAAACGCTTGCGGCGGAGGCGGAGCGCCGGGTCCGGTTGATTGCGGCTGAGCGCCTTGAAGCTGTTGGTTTAGCAAAGTTTCTTGGGCACGAAAAGCATCTGCTTGAGGCCCAGAGAACATTGACTTGTTGAGGTCATCACTTAATGACTTAAATTGACTTTGTAAATTCTGGTCGTTGGGGTTACCACGAATTTGATTTTGCAGCGCTGTAAGTTGATTCATTTGTTGCTGACCTGCGGGGCTATTCATGTACTGCTGTTGTATAGCTTCTTTTTGGTCCCGCATAGCGTTAATTTGGTTCATCGTGTCCGGGCTGAACTGGGGCGGTTGCTGCGGACCAAAACCCCCAAACCCACCCTGCGGACCATAACCACCGCCCATACCAGAATCATCAAACCCACCGCGCATACCACCGCTGTACGGGTTGAAGCCCATACCGCCTCGCGGGCCATAACCACCGCCCATACCAGAATCATCAAACCCGCCGCGCATACCGCCGCCTTTACCACCCATGTTTGGCATCGGACGTGGGCCATATCCTCCACCCATGCCGCCGCCTTTACCGCCCATGTTGGGGGGACCAAACTGTTGGCGTGAGGGCGTATAGCCTCCACCCATACCGCCGCCTTTACCGCCCATTCGCGGGGGACCAGAAGGTTGTGAACTTTGTTGTGACGGTTGAAAGTTAGCTCCACCCATACCCATGATTTAGTTCCTTACTTTTTCCTGTATGGCCGCACTTTTTTGGCGACGGTTTTTGGTTGTGCTACAAACTGTTTTCCTGCTCTTTTTCCTGCTCTCTTCGCTCTAGTCGTTGCAGCATATTCTGACGAAGATAACGACTTAATCGCCGCTTCCGGGAGGTATCGCTCTCCGGTTGCTTTCGGTCCTTGCGTTGACGGCTTACCACTTTTAGTTCTCCACTTCTGCTCCGTCCAAGCCTTGAGGCTTTGCTGGGGCTTCTTCACTTCATCTTCTTCAAAGTCTGGGCGAGGCGCGCACGCTGACCCATTTTACCGGGAGCCTTAGCAGCCTTAGCCAATTTACCGGCCGGAATCTTTTCACCTTCTTTAACACCAAGCGACTTCTTCAAAGCGCCGGGCTTCTTGATAGCTTCTTGAATCCACTTTTTAGTCACGGTAGCCTCCACCTTTTTTCTTGTACTGCAGTGCCAGCATCTGTGCTTTGCGGGCCGACCATTGACCCGGAGCGCCACCCTTACCGCCAGACTTGATACTATTGAATAAGGACTTGCGCATACCGGGTTTGGTGTAGTTACCAGCCGCATTTACTTTGCTCAGGCCACCCTTTTTGTATTCAGTAACTTCGTTGGGGTTATCCTTACGCCGAACGGTTTTAGCCTTCGGCATTTTGGAAGGGTTGATGCAGCCCATACCCCGACTCGGTCTCATACAAACTTACCCTTGGTTTTGCCGCGTTGGGCGCAGCCATCAGCACGCTTTGAGGCAGAGCCAGTAGAGCCACCCTTAGCCATCTTCTTGACCTTACCGCCCTTCTTCATACCGGGACCGCCAGCAGGCGGCATAGGAGCGCCACCACCAGCGGGAGGGGCCGGGGGCATAGGAGGAGCCGGGGGCATAGGACGAGGAGCAGCGGCAGCGGCGGCTTTAGCTGCAGCGATTTTATCCATCATCGCTTGTTCCATCGGGTTGGGCATACCGGGTAACGGACCCGTGCGGTCTCCAAGACCTTCTGCACCAAAGTCCTTCATCACACGCTTTTTCTTCTTGTCCATGATTAGCCCCTTAGCACTTGCCGCCGCGCTTCATGCCGCGAGCGCCGCTTTGAATACCAACAGTCTTGCCAGAATCACTTATATTCTTGCCCTTGGTATGACCCTTCTTTTGGACAGCATGTTCGCCAAACTTCTTGTTGCCTTGCGGAATCTTTTCCATCTTTGCGGGTTCCATACGTGCTTCTTTAATGGAGCCGCCCTTAGCCATTTTCTTTTTCATTTCACCACCTCGTTTAAATTGTTTGCCTTTATCGGCTTTATTAAATTCCTCCCCCACACTTTGAGGGATACCGACCTTTTTGGCAAACTTCGGGTTATGAGCCACCGCTGCCATAAAGTTGTGCTGCTTCTTACTTACGCTTGGCATCTTCGTCTTCAGCCTCTTTCCATACAGCAATTAACTTCTGCACGGTGTCGGTTTCGTAGATTCTAATGCCGGTCCACACAATCGTAAACAACGCAGCAACGGCAGGAAGAGCGTTCATAAATGTGCCGATTACCGTTACAATAGACGCCGCATCTAATGCAGTTTTTATGGTTTCGTGATGTTCAGTCATGTTAGCAGTTCCATGCCCGCAGGCTTTTGTTAATGCGCGAGTTAGGGTCATTAGCAGTCTTAGAGCTTGTGAGCTTCTTCTTCATGCCGGACATCCGGGCACAAAAAGATTTCTTACGTGGACCGCCTTCGGGTTGCGGAGCTTTTAGTCCCGGCTTGCCCGGATTGGCTTTGTTATAAGAAGCACGGCCCTTGGCATTTAAACCGCCTTTGGGGTTTTTGCCTTCTTTACGTTGCCACGCCGGAGACTTAGCCATAGAACACCGTGATACCGGTAACTGAGCCAACCGATAAGGTCAGATATAGCCCGGTATTAGCCAAAATACCTTCGCCGGGAACTTGAATGGCAAAAGTATTTGGGGTGCCAATGC